TGCCAAGATTGCAGGCGTGAAGTTCAAGGCTCACATGGGGCTTACGTCCGTCGATCCACCAGAAGTAATCAAGTTCTGCCACAAGCACTATCCGGACGTAGATATGATAAAGCCGAAAATCAGCATCTATAACCAGGCCCGTAAGGAAGGCATGCTTCCGACAAGACTGATACGATGGTGCTGTCGAGTCTATAAAGAAGGTATTGGCGCAGGTAACGTGGTTCTCATAGGCATCCGCCACGCAGAAAGTAGACAGCGTTCGGGTAGGAGTGAGGTTGAGATTACCAACCATAAGTACAGCGGCTCCCTTGAAGGTCTTGACGAGTTCCGTGATAAAAGGAACAGTCAGAAGCGTGGCCGTCCAACCCGGTGGGGCATCCACGAGATTAACATCACCAATGCCAGTGATGAGCGTACCATTGGCTGCATCAGAGGCTACGAATCGCTCTTAATCTCTCCAATCATAGAGTGGACAGATGATGATGTATGGCTATTCTTGAACACACTCGGTATTAAGCATTGCAAGCTGTACGACGAGGGCTACTATAGGATTGGCTGCCTGTGCTGCCCTATGCACAATTATAAGCAGAAACTCGCCGACTGCAAACGCTATCCGCATATCTATAATAGTTGGATTAAGGCCATCAAGGATATCCAGGCTAGCGGAAGGATGATAGACGAAGGATTGTCGCCGGAAGAAGTGTTCGACTATTGGATATACGGCAAGTCTATCAATGTATGGAGAGAACACCGCAGGCAGCAAACGTTGAACTTTTAAATATCAAGATTATGATTGAAGAAACAAAAGGATACACGTTATCCGTCGATACGTACAAGAAGGCGAAGGCTCTCAAGATGAAAGACCCTCGCTATTACATCTACGCTAGTCTCCGTGGCTCAGGAATGCCTATCCGTGACAGTTGGGCCATCGCATTCCAGGGCGAGGGACTCAACTGGGAGAAATCCTTCCTCGAAAACGAGATGAACAAGCTAGAAGCCCAAGAGTCCGTCCAGAAGAGAATAGCAGAGGTTCAGGGCAAGAAAGCGAAGAACGAGAACGCCGATGAACTCACCCAGGAGGAACTTATTAAGGCTACCTCGAAGGAAGAGATTCTGAGAAACCTCGTTATCGCTCAGCGCAAGCAGAAGTTTGGCTCTCCAGAGTGGCAAAAGACAACTGCCATGATAGCCGACTACTCTAAGATTAAGCAGGACGAAATTGATACAGAAAATAATGTGGTCCACTACTACATTCCTCTATCAATGCCTCGATGCTGCGAGGACTGCATTATCTTCAAAAATGGCCAGGCGACCTTTCAAAAGAAGAAGAAATAGTTAAATTCGTGTTAAAGTAACTTTGTTTTACTAGAATTTCAGCAAAACCAAGTACCTTTGCAGGCAGATATACGTTCACAGATTCGTTCTGCTGTTCGTAATTCTGTTTAATTGGTTACGAGGGGTGGTGTCTTCACAGATGCCACCCCTCACTTTTATATTATGAAAGTAGAAGAAAAATATAAACTCAATCAGGGATACTTCTCTCCGGTGATGAGTTCAAGCGCAATTCGCACCTGATCTTCAAGCATATCGTTATTAAACGTAGGAAGAACGCCGTATGATGGCAGTTTCTTCGTCTCTGCGGCCTCCAAAATGAACTGGAGTGCCTGTACCAGGGAAGTATGGTCCTGAACGACCTCAAGCAATTTATCGCTCATTCTTGCCTCCTTCCTTCTTAATCTGCTCTGCCATCTCAAGAATAGTCTCGGCGTGCTTATCGCGGTCGATGACTTCCTGTACGGCCTCATCGCTCTCCTTGCGAAGCTGCTCTTCAGTCTTGCCCTCGTCGGCAGCAGCGTTCAGTCTCGCAGACTCACGGGCAAGGTATTCGTCACGAAGCTTCAACTTACCTGCCGTGTATTCTGCATCGCCAGGCAACGATGTATCCGCATACATAAGCTGGGCAAATGCCTCGATGATGTTTCCATCATCCTTGGAGAACTCGTAATGGTCTCCTACAGCAATAGGAATACATTCATCGAGTGCAGCGTACATTGATGTACCGATAGAGTACTCGATTCCCCATGTACCGGCAATATTCGCAATCTTGATGAAAGGCAACGAGCCTCTCTGTAAATGTTTCTTAATCTCAGCAGGAATATCCTCTCTGAGTGAAGCAACTTCTTTCTTCGACAAGCTCTTACTGAACTTCAGCACGGTGAAGTGTCTTGTCTTGATAGTCTTTCCAAATGGTAATGCCATGATAACAATATTTTAAAGTTCAACTTTTATTTCCTTATACTCGAAACCTATGCAAGATGGATTCTCCTCAGAAGTAACCCTAATCTCATTAGGGTTATTACAAACCCCATCCTTGAAGAAGAAACAATCCTTGCAAGTATATACTAGCGGAATAATGTCTCCGCAAGCATCATCGTCAGGATTTGCGTCTGTATATAAGTCTTTGCCCAGGCAATATGGGAACTCTGAATCTTCATCATTCAACAATACGCAATCCTTACAAGTGTATTTAGTCTGCTCCATGTTCCTTACGTTTTTGATATTCCATCAATGTCAAGATACAATAGTTAGCGCAGTCAAGAAGAGCATCTTCCAATGGTTCATTAGCAACTTGCGCTTCATTATCCTTCAACGTCTTGATACGATTCACTTTCTCTCGTATCTTTCCGTATCCGTAGTTGATACCAAGCTCATCATACATTTCGGAAAAAGCATTCCCATAATCGTGATTCTTACGCTTGTAGGTATCACTCATCTTGTCGGTGATAGACTTGAATGTTTTAGCATCTTCAGCAGATGAACACTCGTGTATCTTTGGTTCAAGATTTTCTTTATTCAAAATTTCGCCACGTTTCATAATATCTTTAACTGAAAGCATGAAGACCTCGTTTTTAATCTCGTCACAAGTTACTTTTACAAATAAACAACAAGAATTGTCAATGGAAGGAATAAAACACCAAATCGGACTATCTATAACCTTAAAAATAGGACGGGTTTGGGTTGTAATGATTTTAAATCCACCACGAATCTCTAAATCTGTTTTGTACCTTGGTAATACAGGGCAGTCTTCGCCCATTATTTGATAATGACGAAATCTTGCCACCTCTTCTTCGTATTCTCTCACTCTGAACGGAAGAACAAACTCTAATCCTATCTTAAAATATCTTCTTTCAATCATAAGCTATTTCCTTCTATATTAAACCCCAAAACAAAACCAAAGCAGACCATAAACTTTCATTTCTGCTTTCGAAAGTTTCTTAAAGCACTCAAAGTCATAGTCCTTATTTACATAAGCCCTAATTGGAGGTGCAAACTCTTTTTGCTTAACTGCTATTGTATATTCCGATTTGTGTGGAAAAACAGAATTCATATCCTCAATAACTGCACACATAACCATTCCGTTCTCTCGGACATCCGCATTACTTTCTATTTGCTGCTTTAGCTTTCCGACGGAATTATTTAGGAAAAACTCTTTAGGCGCAAAGTAAATGTCACCAAGTTTTAATTTCTCGTTTTTATCCATAAGCTATTCTCCTTTTGTATGCACGTAGCCACAGATGCCGACGTACATGATGTATTTTAAGTATTTAAACATTTTTCCAAAAATCTACTATATGGAGGAAAATTCTCCGCAAACAACAAATCCAAACCAAGAATGTCCTTATGGTTTTTCTTCACTTCTTCTTTGCTAATTAGTTTCATCATTCTCAATCTCAATAAAATCACCAATACCCAGGCGAGCCTTATTGATGCAAGACGCAATCCAACCTATCAGATAGGCAGAAGGCTCGCCGCCGTGTTCCATGTCAGTATGATCCTCGATGGCATCGCAAACGTGAGAAGCTTCATGGCAGCAGTAGTTCATCGACATAACCTTCTGACACGGAAACGATACAAGAACGCCGCGCCTTCTGTCGCTCTTTCTGACAGCATCGGCATTCGTAACGCCGCCGTAATCAATATCGGGAGCCTTGCACTTGTCAAAACATGAATCTATCAGTTCTTTCAAGTCTTTACCGATGTGTACCCAAAGTTTCAAAGGGTAGATTCCGTTTTCGTATTCGTAATATCCTTTCTTCTTCATATTCTCAACTATTTCTTGTTATACTTGTGCCCGCAGTGGAACATATTGCAGACATTGCATCTATAGACGGTCATTCCCTGCTCAATGAGCTTCGGATGCGTCTTAAGAAACTCCCAGGCATCATCCTCAGTCTCGTATGCGACCTTCGCCTTCCAGGAATGAACCTTCCTGGTCCAATGCTCCGGGTCAGGCTTGAACGGAGGTACTTTATTAGGATTGTGAAGTCTTCTCATATCTGCCATCTTAATCCATTTTGATCCTCGTGCTCCTCAAACTTTTTGCGTATCTGTTCAAACCAGAATACTCGAAAATCGTCATCGGAAGCCTTCCACATCTTCTTCAGCCATTCGTAATTAAGGCGTTCAATGGTTTTCCGGATTCTGTCGCCGTAGAGGATTTCGAGCAGAAGTTCGTCTAAGCCTTCACCGCGTTCAACATCAAGGGTGAACTCACAACTGATATTTCCATACCTGCAAGAAGACATTCTATAGCCGGATTCAGCAGCCTTATCTACATACTTCTTAATAGAACCAGATACCTCCTCTTCGTTGGAGTCCGCAGGTAGCAGCCATATTGTTGACTCTGGCGAAACAACAGCAGGAAGCTGACAGTCGCCTATAAAAAACTCAAAATTACGTTCTTCTCCCATAATCTACAAACATTTGAATGAAACACTGTTTAACGTCCTGTTCTCCGGGATCTCCCTCCCGTCTGCCCGGGAATTATGTCCGAAGGCATGTCCCACCGCCCTGCGGCCACCGGTTTCTTTAATCATCAGGCTGAATGAAGCTCTCCGGCTGCTTGATGTCCTCCTCACCACGCAATTTATTCTTCACGTCATTGATGAGAAGCTCCTGCTTCAGGTCAATCATCTGTGCGCCGTAAACCTGATAGGTCATTCCGCCCTGCGACCTCTTCTTGAAGAACCGGTATTTCTCGCTCATGTCCCTTCCGAACTTCTGGATGGTAGGGATTTCCCTATCCTCGACATCGTTGGCCTTGCAGAACTCCACGAACCTCTCATAAAGGTCTTTCGCAAGGATCCACTCCGAAATCTCGCCCCTCGCCTCGGGGCTGTACCTCATTCCGTACGCCCTTATCCAGGCATAGACAGGATTGCTTCCGAGAAGGGAGATGAGCAGCTGTCTCCTGCTTCCCTCAGCCGCAGGGAACCGGTACTTCCTTTTTCTCAACTCCATCGCACCACGGAATATCCAGTTGAACACTCCGCTCAGCTCCTCACGGATGATCTTGCTGGCAAGCTCCGGGTCCTGCCTCTCCTTGGAGATTGTCACGTCGAAGCTCACGTACTGCAAGCGCCTGATGAATCCGAGCGATGCGTCATCGGGGAACGGAAGCTCGTTGAGGTTGAAGATGAGGTAGGGGATTGAGTTTCCCTCAAGGATATCCTTTCCGAGCTTTCTCATCGGGACAGGCTCGCCGCTCACTAGTCTCTTGAACATTCCGGTGTTCTTCTTTCCGAACTTCTTCGGATCAGAATCGGAAGACCAGTTGAAGATGGCGTTCCTGATAGGATACCTTCCCCTCATTCCTTCGTCTCCGTCGGCAGTGAGGTCGGCGTAGTCCATCTTGCTTATCCTGTCCTTGCCGAATATGTTGCAGGCGACGTCGAAGATGACACTCTTTCCGTTGGCTCCCGTACCTATAAGGAGAAGGCAGAGTTCAACCTTCGACGACTCCTTTCCCTCGTACGGATTGTACGCCGTACCTCTCTGTATCAGTCCCAGTCCGAGGAACATCTGTAGGATCATCCTCGATGTCCTGTCAGGAAGAACCTCGTGAATGAAGTTCAGCCACCTGTCACACCTCGCCTTCGGATTGTAGTCGTAGGGATGATAGTACGTGACGTGGTACTCGGGAGAGAATGGCATCACCCTCGGATACTGCAATCCGCTTCCGAAGTCAACCACTCCGTTTGCGAATGCGACGATATCAAAGGTCGGTCTCAGGATATTATAGCACTCTATCACGTCAATGAACGACTTGTTCATCACCGTGCTGATTCCGAGCATCGGAGCCATTGTCAGGTCGAGAAGCAGCAGCTGGTAGGCCTGTTCCAGGACTATCTTCGGAACCGCCTCGTATATCTTCCCGTTAAACATGTAGTAAGCACCTCCGTAGTACTTCACCGGAGCCTTCTTCGCAAGCATCCTCATCGACCTGATGAAGGAGGACTTCATCTTGTTGTACTTTTCCGAATTCGCCTTGCCCCAGTCCTGACCCCTCAGCATATCGAAACCGTACTCTTCACGCCTCGAAAGCTCCAGGAGCTGGGCATGCAACGTGTCTATAGCTATACCATTTTCCATTTATGCACAATAATAACATTAATTTTCCGTTATTGTGTAGGGTTAACCCCGATAAACAGGGGCTTTCAGAAAGATATACACGTCTCTGATCACCCTTACAACAAGTCGACTCTATAATAATACGACAATACAAAGATACGAAAAATATAATGAATATATCCTATAACCATAGTAAATAAAGGATATAAATATACATTATAGTAGTACATTTAATGAATAATAGATATACATTTATGGTTTTGCTCACCAAAGTAAGGATTAATGTTGCCAAATGTTAAAAATAGGCAGATGAATGAATATGCATAAATATACTTTCTATAGTAAAAGTAATTAAACCTTACAAGTAGGTCGAAAAATCGGAAGAAAAAATTTTTAGATGAGGTGACTACCGCGCTGATTTATGGCTATTTAGGGGGTGTGGGGGTATGTTTTGAAAATATACAACAAAAGACGTTAGTTTATATAGTATAAACGAACGTGAAACACTCGTTTTAACACTCTTTAAGAATGTTGGTTTATATTATAAACTAAAACGTTGTAACCATTTGAATATCAACACTTTACACTGCATATTAATTCCCCTATTTTGCATAAATATCCACCGTGGAACACAAAAGATTATTACATATTACTTGACCCAATAAATCTTTACCATATTTATTCTTGCATAAATATTCGGTGTTTAACATGTTAAAGGAATATTAACTAAAATAACAAAATAATATTACCTATATAGTTAAAATTATATATCATTAACTGACACTTTGGCAGTTGTAACTATCTGATTATTAGCTAGTTACACGTTTGTAAAGATTAATGTTCATTAACTTAAAAAGGTTATAAATTTAACAAATACTGACACGTTACGCCTTATAACGTATTGATTATTAGGTAGTTACATTTTGTCATTTTGGCAGATGAGTTAAAATATTATAACATTAACATAAAATCACAAATACTGCCAAATGGTGGAATTATTACAAGCTTCATAACTAACTGATAGTAAGTTACTTACAAGATGTTAAATGTATAAATAGGCTATTTTTAAACTGGTTGTTTGGCACTACCTTTGCAGTTATGTAGGTACAAAGGGATTTTCCTTTGCAACCATTTAAACAAATAGACTATGGACAAAGAGATTAAAGGTGCTCAAGGTTACGAGCACACGAGCACAAAGGTAGCTGCATACGTTAGCGAGTGCAAGAAAAGTGCTGTTTTATCACAGAGTTTGGAAGTGCTAAATAGCTACAGAAAGAAATTACTTTCTGAAACTACAGATAGCGGGTTAGTTGCAGCTAAGAAAGAATTAGAGAATGCACGTGCAAAGTACAACAAGCTAGCAACAGAGTACGTGCTAGCTGATACGGCATATTGCAACCTCCAAACGGAATGCGTGCGTACCGCCGTTAGTGAGTTTTCACGTACACACAATTTGCCAAATTTCTTTTCGTGGTTTGATAATAACGGCAAAGATAAGCAAACTAGTATAATAGATAGTTTGCAGCGATTAGGCAGTAAGTTGTCAGATTTACACCACAAATTTGCGGACGGCGCAAAGGTAGCAAGAAAGAAAACTGAGAGTATCACCGATTTGCAAAAGCAGATTGCAGAATTACAGGCAAAACTAGCAGAAGCACAAAAGTAAGTAAACTAGATAGGTAGCGAAAAACTACCTATCTTTTATCCCTACATTTTCCCCACTGACTATCTAGCAGGTAGCCAGTGGGGAATTTACACCGTACAAATTCCGTGCGGTGCGGATCGTCGTATCCTTATTTTTCCCACACGATTTTGGAAACCTTGTCGTGGTGTGTGGGCTTAACTCAGAGAGAGAATTTATTCTCCCTCAGGGGACTAATTGCCAAAATTCAAGAGAAGTATCTCAGCAAATCGAGAGTGCGAGAGGCACACCGAGATGGGAGAGAGCAACGCGATTGCTCAGAGACATCCATCCGGGAGATACGCAAAAATTCCTGGCGTGAGCGTCGAATGAGATGAGACGGCACGACGGCTAGGGAATTTGTATCATCTAGCGAGATGAGAGTTTTAGAAAGAAATCATAATTCATATTCTAGCGGTGTTGTGAGCCGTGCGGAGTGGTTATCCGTGAAATCACCGTGGATAATGTAGCTATATTCCACGTGAGGTATATCCAAGAAAAATGAGCTATCTGAAATGTGTTGTCAGTTGGCACAGGTAACGTAATAGTTTGCAGCGAGAGAAACTGACTGGATGCAGTCCATAATAACTGTAGGGTGTGAGCCACGTAGTTAAGACGATAATGATAAACGTGGTGCAAAGATGCACATCCTGGCTAACGGGGCGGGGAGAAATCTCCGCTCTACAATTATCAACCATTTAAATATTAGAATTATGAAAGAACAGATTTTGAAGAAGATAGGAAAGACGCTTGTGCGTATTAATGTGACAGACCAGAGTGCAGAGGATGCCTATGATGAACTCGTTAAAAGCGGTCCTCGCCTGTTTGGTATGCTTTCCAGTATCTACAGACTGAATGATGAAGAAGAAAGATTCGCTTGGTCTGCCGGAATTCAGTAGCCTAATCTCCCTACGCTTGTAGGGAACAATAACCAAAATTACAGAATTATGAGTACGATGAGAATTAAATGCCTCGATATGAAAGAGGTTGAGAGTATCATTGCAGATGCTCAGGAGATTTTAAGTCACGTAGAATTCGGGTCTTTGCAGAATGGTGTGCTTACATTATTCTGCGTGTTGTGAGCCTAAAATCCGTAGCCAGTACGATAATTGTCGTGTGTGGCTACGGAACAATTACCAAAAAAAATATAGATATGAAAGCAAGACAGATTATTTATTCAAGTACGATAATTGTGCTTGGATTTATTCAGAGTGTTCCTGCTCTGTTGTGTTTAGCAAGTACGAATATTGCCATTATTCTGCTTGGAATATTTTGGGGAATTCTGCTTGGAATATTCTGGAGCAGTACGATAATTGGCAGATGGTTCTTTAGGGAGCTGTGGCGATCCACGCTCCGCTTGGAAAGTTTCGTACTGCCTGGAGCGTGAGAGATTTGGAAAGTACGAAAAATGTGCTTGGAAACATTTAGCTAAATTCTGCTTGGAGAAATCCAGGCAGTACGATAATATAACCAATTAAATTACAGAATTATGAAGAAGAATATTTTCGTGACATTATTTATTGTAGTGTGCTTTGCGTTGTTTGCAGTATCAATTACTCTGTATAATTGTCTCAGAGCAAACGTGATGCTGAGAAAGACTGTGACAGCTCAGGCTAATGAGATTTTAGAGCTTGGTAATTGCCTGCACACCGAAAGTACGATAATGTACACAGGTATTAAGAAGTAATTAATCTAGCGTGGTGATGGCGCCACATACCCAATATGGAACGAAAAAACACAGCCCCTCGTATTTACCAATTTTTCAGAATTATGAGCAAAATCTGAGAGGAGTTTCCGCTCCTCTCTTCTATTAACCAAAATATTAGAGAAATATGGATAGAATATTAAAGCAAGATTTGAGCAAGAATGAGATTGTCGACCTTTTGCGTGGAATGGATGCAGAGGAAGTTGAGGGCAATTTCTCTGTACGTCGTGTTCTGATTGATACACAGGCGTGTGACGTATTCGGCGGAGATCCTGAGGATTCTTATCCTCTCATCCCTGGTACGTACATGGCATTGTATTACAAGAGTATTGACGGAGACCCATATCCGTTCTTTGAGAGAATATGCGAAAGCATAATGAATGACGAGAACAAGTGCCAGACTCTCCAGAATGGCGATGGTGTTATTATGATTTTCATGCTCAACAAGTACGAGTAGCCAAAAATGTGCTCAGGCATTTTCCTGGGCATACTATGTAGAACCATTAAACAAATTGAATTATGCAAGACAGAAAATCACAGAAAAACTTCGAGCGTGCGTTGCTTCACGAGATGGAGAAGATCAAGATTGCTGCACGCCAGTGGCACAACAACAATACTAGAGGCTACAGAGATTATCGTAGCAAGGAGGCTATCTCCAAAAGTTTCTCGGAGATAGCGGTGCTGTGCATGGGCTAAAAAATGTGCGTGGCGATTGTCACGCATACTATTCACCAAAAATTATAGATTATGAAGAAATTAGAGAATCCTAAATGGGAAGAGTGCAGAAATTATCTGCGTAACACCATCCTACCTAGATTGCAGGAGATACAGCGTGATTTATTCGGTGACGAGTTTCTTACCATAGAAGTAGGTGTAGGACCAAGTGGACGATATGTCACAGCGTTCGCTTCCGTGGTTATCGACGGAGAGATACTAGATAGCATTTCGCTACATTTGTCTGTTTTTGACGGACAAGAGTGTATAGAGTCTGAGTGCATAGAACTCACGGAATTCATCAAGAAGTACACAGTCTAAATTTGAGGGAGTTTTATCTCCCTCTCCTACAAACCAAAAATGTAGAATTATGAGTAAATGGATACAATTTTATCACAAGATTAACAAGTTTGACCTTGTTAGCATGAGATTTACAGAGGATTTCAGTATCGTGGAAATGACTGGTATGGATTCTATCTTGCCAGTTGATGGCAGATTGAGTCTGTCATCCATACGAGCAGAAATTCAGAAGCATATCGAGAGCATGAAGAAAATCGAGGGTTTCGACCCTTGTGCATTCTCCATCCTCACCGGTCCTACGATTCTGTGTGCTTCAGAAAGTCCGGTGTACAATCTCTAGCCAGAATTGGGCAGTACGATAATGTGCTGCCTGCTATTAACCAAAACAGAATATATTATGACAGCAGAAGAAAAGACTCAGCTAGAGAAGCTTGTAGAGAAGTATTTGAAAGAAGACGCGTACAAACCACGAGGATGGGGAGAGAGAGCCGCAAGGGATTTCCACAGTGCCTTAAATTGCGAGTGGCTTCTTACGTACAGCTTTAGACCAGACCCGGCGTAGTTATTTGCTACGCCTCCAATTATTAACCAAATCAAAATCAGAATTATGACAGACGGAGACAGAAGATTCCTTGCCAGGCTCGTAGCGAGTCACAAGGCAGTTATCAGTGAGGAGTGCAGGCGCAAGAAACTCGACAAGAGCGAGTATTTCAGACGTACGGCACGAGCGGACAGAAAAGCTCAGGAAATCGAGCGTGCCTATATGCGCCCTCGCAGATTCTAGCCAAACATTCTGTGCGGTCTATCTGCGCAGAAACCATGTTAAACCATAAAAATGAGAATTATGAACGAAAGACAGGAAATTGCAGCTATCAGAACAGCTGCCGAGATGAGTGAGCAGAATATGAAATGGTATTCATATATATTGGATTCCATCCACTCCGACGACGTAGATGTCAGCGTCTTGAGCGACAAGATGAAAATCGAGTTCGCATTCAAGATGTTCCACGAGGAGATGGTAAAGAACGACAAGCGTAGATTGTCACGTCTTAGTCTGCTTACAGACTGGCTCCAAGGGTTGTGTAGTACCGTAAACATAGCGTTTGCGGATTACGACATCAAGCAGATTGGAAAGTTATGGAAATGCCATGACCACAATTTTGTGGAAGACTGGTTCAAGAATATAGCAAAGAAGATGCTTGAACTCGCCTATATCCTTGGAGTGAACACAGACAAGTATCTCTATTAAGCCAAAAATCCTGCGTGGAGACACGTAGGAGCTATTATTAACTAAATATTCAAAGGATATGAAAGAAAGTATTGAGGCTATGCTGTGGGATTTCATTGTTGATAACAATATCGCCACAGAGGACGAGGTTAGACTTGTCACGAACATAAATGGCAGGAACGAGGAAACGATGACAGATATTATTTATGCCAAGACTGGACTACGCAGTTACGAGCAGTGTAAAGATGAAGGCTATTCCGGCACAGATGAGCTTGACAGCTATTATTGTCTTGACGAAGAAGAAGGCTATGAAGAGGAGGAAGAAGAGGAGGAGTAGTATTTGCCTAAAAAGGTGCGCCCATGCGTGAGCGTACCTTCTATTGTTTAACCAAGATAAATTATTTGAATTATGGCGAATAAATATCAGATCACAAACCAGAAGCAGCTTCGTGAAGCATTCTGGCAGTTTTGTGACGAGTGTGGTATCGACTACACTGGCAAGAAGACAAAGTTCAACCTTGACTTGAACATGACTTTCAATGACTGGAAGGACGGATTGCAGAAAGATGGTGTGATAAGCGACAAGCTTTGTTTCAGGGCTTGTCTGTATTAAGCCAAACCAATCCTCACTCTCACGGGTGGGGATTCCTATTAACCAAACAGATTGAAATATGAAGAAAATTGAGATTACGAGAGCTGGCATGGGCGAGAAATGCCCATACCCGAAGTTCAGCAAATTACTGGCAAAAGGCTACATAATGTGCCATCGCTGCAAGTATTGTGCTGAAATTATCAGTGAGACAGAAATAATGTGTGACTATAATTAATCTATAATTATGAGTGAATTAGAGAAAATCCTGAATGACGATTTGCTGAAGTGCGAAATCGTAGAAACAGCAGAGAATGCTGCAAGGCGTGTGGATCTCATCAAATGGACTCACGACAACACATTCTCCATTGCCGAAGTACGCAAGGATACCGGCAAACTAGAGGTTACAGATGTTCCTGGGACAGATGAGCTTGAAGCATACAAGCATTTCTACAGAAAATGTGGCGATATCGCCATAATTAGCTAAAACCCCCCACGATAATGTGGGGAACCATTACGAACCATTTAACAGATGAATTATGGAAAAGAATATTGTAGAAGTTGTTATGAACAACAAGGGTGAAGTTATCGAGAAAGTAGCCGATTATATCGGTGTAAAAAGCTTTGCCGCGGTAATCGAGAGTCTCTATCGTGAATGTCTGGAGAAATTCGACGAAGCAGAAGAAATGGAGGAATATATTGCCGATTTGTACGGGAAGAATATCCAGTCTCTTGCGTGGGAGTTTACCCATAAGGCAAACAAGAAAATGAAGACATATCTCCACCTTGACGACCAGCACATGGATGGCAATTTTGCCAATCTGTACGAGGACTACCCTAAGCACAGAACAGGTGTGTGGTGGGCATCAGACTACGATGGCGACGATTACTATGACTTGTATCCTCAGATGGTTGCCCGTCTGGATGCCGCAGAAGACAGCGAGCAGGCGAACAAGGACAGAACGTACCTCGAAGAATGGTATTTCAAAGCCTTCGGTACGTACAACATCAAGTACAATTTCTCCAACGAGCTTGAAGAGATTCACTCTATGATGGAGGAAGCTTACGAGGAAGCCTAACAATATCCCCTAGCATGGGGATATTCAATGTTTAACCATTTAAATGAGATTAGATATGAGTTACGAATTTGCAAAGAAGGAAATCGGTGATTACAGAATCACCATTTACCAGGATGAGGATGCTGAATCGCCTTGCTCTGCATGGGATTTGGCAGGTGTGTATCTTTGGGAGTATACCAGTTGTGGTAGTGGAAGATTAAGTAACGGCTGCAACTGGGATGAAATATATGATAGAAAATACGACACAAACGACCACAGCTTGCAGGATGCTCTCCGTGAGCTTGTATACAAGTATGTTCCGCAGAATCGTCTTGTAAAATATCTGAAGAGCAACAAGCACCGCTCTGCTAAATTATCGTATGATAGAAGCTCTCATGTATGGGAACTTGATTATTACGACAGCAGAGAGGCGTACAAGACTTCGGTAGAGTTCACTCCTGACGAAATCAAGAACTATGACATGAGAGCAGAGATGATTGAGCCTATGAACAACGAGGACTTGATCTGGCTGCTTGATGACATAGCTTACGAAATCGTGATATACGAGTGGTCTTCCACAGGATACTGCCAGGGAGACTACGTAGAAGGTGTTGCCTATTGTGACAAGGAGCGCTTCAAGAAGATGGTGGATACGAATACCAAGAACTGGAAGAATCGTGCCATCGAGCTGTTTGAGAGCGAAGTCAAGGATATTGGTATGTGGATGTGGGGTGACGTAAAAGGATATATCCTTGAAAAGAAGCGTCACTACACTAAAATGTACGACGACGGAGACACTTCTGACTCCTACGACTGGGAGGAGATTGATTCCTGCTGGGGAGAGTACTTCGAAGATGCTGATGACCTCATCGAAGAGGTTATCAAAGAACACGGCTTACAGCCGAAAGATGCAGCCTAACAAGGGGAGCTTGCATGCTCCTCTTCTATTAACCAATTAAATAGAATTATGGGAAAGATTACAATTTCACAGAAGGGAAGTAGAACTATCTACAGAGTGAACAGAAGAATCGTGTGCTATCGTGACGGGCACAAGTATTGTGTGGGCAAGCCATCATCTGGCAGCACCCATATCGAGCTTGATGCCTTGTCCGAGAATATCGCACACGAGAGATGTATGGAGATTTGTGAGCGCAGAATCTATGCAGAGATGAGATATCAGAATCCCGTCGCATACAACGCCCACAGAGTGTTGAACGCATTAGCTTAAAGATAGCCTTCGGGCTATCACAATTAACCAATTAAGTAAAGAGAATTATGAAGAGATATTACGTATAAGTCACAGAGACTTTAAACAAGGTAGTGAGCGTTGATGCCGAGAGTGAGGCTGAGGCAGTGAGTGCAGTGAACGATGCCTACAATAACTGCGAAATCGTTCTCGACTCAGACGATTTTATAGGAGAACAGGTGCAAGTTGAATCTGACCAGCAGTTCTACGCAGATTACGAGAAAGATTACGGCGAGACTTATCAGCACATCGACTAGCCAAACGGGGAGAGTAATCTCCCTACCAATAACCAAAACATTATAGATATGAAGAAAATTGAGGTAGGAACGAAAGTGTACTGCGACATACATTCCCAATCAAAGGAACACGTTGTGACTCACGTTTCAGAGGAAAGAGGATTCGCAGGGATTGATAACGAATACTGGTGGCCCATAGACCAGTGTTTCCCCTGCGATGAAATAACATTGCCTAAAAAGCGCAGCTAAGGACTGCGCACAATAACCAAAACATAAGAATTATGAATGAAGACAGAATCCTAGAGATGTTCTTCGAGAAAGCCAGATGGCAGTATGCCATTGAGAAAGGCTTATTCAAGGACATGAACAAAGCAGTAATGTATCAGCTTACAGAGCCAAAGGCTCGTCTGGCTATGTATCAGAGGATCAAGAGCGGCAATTACAAGATAATGCCGCCTCATACAGCCAAGATTCCGAAAGACAACGGAGATTTCCGTACAGTCTATGTGAATGAGGCTGTGGACAGAATCCTCTTGAGCATCGCCAACGACCTCCTGTTCGAGCTGATGCCAGAGATGGTGCATCCACGCTGTACGTCATACCAAAAGGGTATCGGCTGCGGTCGTGTGGTGCAAGATGTGTCTCGGATAATATACTCGGCAGAGGGAAAAATCATCGGATGGAAAGGTGACTTCTCCAAGTACTTTGATTCTGTGCCCATTCGGTTCATCGACTGGGCATTTGACAAGGTAGAGGAGAAGTACGGAAAGTCTGCGCTGATAGATGTCATTCGTGACTACTATCACACAGATATCTATTTCGATGAGGACAACAACCTCTGCGAGAAGTATCAGTCCCTCAAACAGGGATGCTCTGTTGCTGCGTGGCTGGCTGATGTCATTCTCTATCATCTTGACGACAAGCTATCTAAGCTTAACGGATATTACGTCCGCTATTCAGATGATACGCTGTTTGTCGGTGAAGACTATGAGAAAGCCATGGATATCATGAAGAGCGAGCTGGAGATGATGCAGATGACGCTCAATCCGAAGAAGGTTGAGTATCTTGACGCTAATCACTGGTTCAAGTTCTTGGGATATTCCATCAAGGGTCACAATATATCTCTGTCGTCCACACGTATCAAGACCTTTCAGAAGGAAATTGAGAAGAGGACGGTAAAGAAGCGTGACACCACGATGACGAAAGCCATCAATTCAGTAAACAGGTATCTCTACAAGGGATATTGTGACTACTCCTGGGCCACTCAGGTTCTTCCGGTCATAAACGTGAAAGAGGACATCGACAAGCTCAACGCCTTCGTCATGGACTGCATCCGTGCGGTCAAGACAGGCAAGAGAAAGGTCGGTGGTCTCGGATACGTGAAGACTCAGGCTGTAGGTTGCATAGACCGAGGCCGTGGCAGGAACGTGAAAGCCAACAGGAGTAAGACAGAGAGCGAAATCAAGGGGTATCTATCAATCGGCTGTGCTCAGAATGCCTTGCGAACGAGCAGGGCAGCGTACAACACTTTGGTGAATACACTGTAGATGAGCATCCTAGCGCAAGGAACTGCCGGGATGAAGAAGAATGTTTTAAACATCCGGTCTCGAAGATCGCGGACCTATCTCCGAATCAGAGATGGTCCTGCGATCCTCTCCACCAGGATATTATCAATCTGATATAGCTATGCGCAGTATCTTCTGACAGGCAGACTCTGTAACCGAGCACACGGACGCGGAAGAAGGACGGGCAGATTCAGGCTAGCGCCTCTATAACGGGATTTGTCGACGATGCGTCCAAGTTCGCAAGTTTGCAACTTGAGACGGATTGTCGACGAATTCGCGCACAAGGCGTAGTTCATCAACGAAGTACAGAAATGTGCCAGTCCGTATGACTTCCGCAGGTGGCGCACACCACCACTCCCTGACGGATGGCAGAAGTTTATGCAACAGGTCTCTTAACCAGAGTATTTAATCCTGGACGTCGTCGTATACTACTTACGACGTCCTGGATTAACTATTCTGGCGAATCCTGTGTCAAATCAGAAACATAAAGTATTGTGCCGAGCCATCGGTCAGGGAATCACCCTAGCACGAGGGGAGTCTTCAGAGGGGAGTTAATTTATTGGTGCTGTTTCCACGCCGCCGGCCTCCCGGAACACTATCCGGTACTCCGGCGGCTTACAACAGCCCTCGAATCAAGCTGTTATAGCTACGTGCCACGCTCTCAGATGAAGACAACGTTATTGCCAACGAGGTACACGAGGAGGAATTCTTTATGTCGCGGTCTCTGTATCAACGCGATAAGGCTGGTGATACCAGCAATCTCGCGTATTGCAAGATCCCTCAATCGTCAAGATAGAGGAAGGCAACAGACCTATGAGTGTACCTGCAACGACCAAATGGACATTGCAGTCCGCATAGCCAAGAGTAGAACAGATTCAGTTGCATGTAATGTGACAACGGGACACAACCTGGCGGTTGCCCGGTACGCGTCCCGTTCTTATACATGCAATAATCAAGACGATACAGGAATGCAACACTCTACTGAGACTATGCTATAGCTATTGCGAGCCGAATGGTGTGCAAGGAGAATCAATTGTAAATACAGTATTCAGCATCCTGAGAATCACTGGATTATATCCAGGAGTCTCAGGACTATAATACTGTATATATCAAAAGCATAAAGTTACGCAACAGATTCTCTGAGCGCACTTCTATTAACCAACATTTTAAGAATTATGACATACGAAGAAATCATCAATGAAGTTGAGAATGGTGCTAAGTTCACCATTAACTTTCAGAAGAGAACATGCCGTGTAAATGGCAAGGTAGTAATGTCCGAGGAAGACAAGCCGAAGGACACCCCTTACCTTACACCCGAGGTTGTATTTGTAGGCATCGAGCAGAGATATGCAGCGTACAAGCATTCTGTGCCGTCAGAACGATCTGAATCACATCGCCGTTACTACTTCAAGGCTTTGCCTGAGAAAGAGCTCTCAGACGAAGATATGATGTACGGAGAGCGACGAGAGCTAGCAAGATGCAAGCTGGAGCTGTACGTACTGGTCCAGCTTCTCAGGGGCAACCTCTACTGGGACGGCAGATGGGGAACGTGGTTCTGGTGTTCAAAGAACGACAAGGACCTGATTATCCTCAGAGACTGGATTGAGCCAAACAAGGGTGGGGCGTAAGCCTCATCCACTAGAGTTAAATAAATTTTTAGTAACCAATTTAAAATAATTAGAATTATGAAGCAGATTGTAACAATCACTGGTGAGAATCTTAAGGTAGTAGCTAACAATGTAGAGGTTAATGCAGCTGGTGCAGGTAAGAAGACCAAGGCGCAGATGCGTCTCGAAGCTCTTAAGGCAGCAGGCGTTGACGTAAGTAAGTACTTCCCTCTCGGTGACGACAAGCTTATCAAGATCGAGAATGGTGCGGCTGTCCCTGTTGATATGGACGATGCAACCATCGATGCGGTAGGCAAGCAGATTGTCGAGGGTGGATACGTAAGTAACTGGAAGCTGTTCCGCCGTTGGGTGATGAGCCAGATGTTCCACATGCTCAGACAGATGGACGGATGGAACTGGTCATTCAACCAGGTCTTGCAGCACAAGGGCTACGAGTACCAGTGGCGCATGCTTGAAAATGAGCTCTATGCTCAGATGAAGATGGCAGCCCACGGGGATCATGAGAATGCCGGCGCGAGAAGCAAATGGTTCGGAGGCTTTGTCGCTAGCGATATGGCTAAGGACTACATCTGTAAGCTCCGCAAGTATGTGGACGACAACCTTATTTGGAAGGTCAAGAAAGACAAGAACGGAAAGAAGACGAAGACATTCAAGCACACCTGCAAGGGTAATCCTTACGTACGTCTTCAGAACGAGGACATTTTTGTCGCAGACTTAGAGAAGAAGGTATATGCTCCTCTCGGTAATCTTGCGCGCAAGATGTATGACAGCAACACCTACGCAGAAGTGTACGATGCCGTTCACGAGTTCAACAAGAAGCGCAAGCATCTCGCATGGGAAACCAAGCAATCAGATGCTTTCATCAATGCCTATAAGGGCTCTGGTTCCTACTACACGATGAGAAACCTCATCATGTTCCACGGAGCCAGATTCTGGAAAAACGGACGAAAGATGTCAGAAGCCAACTCGTTGAAGGAGCTTGAGTCCAAAGCCAAGATCTACGACGAAGAGGGTTGGAGAATGCTCGGTGTTCTCAAGCAGCTCATTATAGAGAACGATATCGACATCCAGGGCAAGATTAACGAGTGGCATAAGGATAAGGTCGAGAAGGTAATCGCCAGTAAGTAGTAAGGTTCGCCGCTTGTAGTATGGTGGCCCGGCAAAGATGTTTTACGATAGCTTCTGCAACGAAGGATCTCCTCCAGTGCATTCACTGGAGGTAATCCTTCGAGCTAAAGCTCTCCGATCAAACTTTTATAGTAAGGCGCCAGCCGGGAACCATTCTAGCCAAAAGTCGGTTACTGATTCGGTAACCGATTCAAAGTAAAACCAAAAAGTAAGGATTATGAGAAAGAATAAAACTTATGAGCAGCAAACGAAATTCTATAACAAGGATGGGCGTTACGAGAGTTTGGGTGAGATGTTTATCTGCTGGCTTAGATGTGATAATATCCCAATCGCAGCAATACAAAAGACATTCAGGGAAGGAACGAAAGAATGTAAAGAATACATTATAGAAGACCTCTATCACCTTTGCGACAAGAAACTGCTTTATCAGTTTATCAGAATCTTTTATTTCGGAAAGAAGTAAAGCCAAACATGTCAGTCGTTAGCAGCGGCTGACTCCTTATCATAACTAGATTTTGTTTAAATGGTTCAAGCCGGTCTGTCGTGAGACACGCCGGTTTTTTGTTCCCCAAGTTTAACCAATTAAATTAGAATTATGAGTAGAAATTACTGGACATTAAACAAACAAGGTATGAAGAATCGCCTGTCTAAGGCACAGGCAGCTTACGAGAACGCATTGGAGAATGTAGAGAACCTGCACGTCAAAATCAGTGAGGGCAACAACAAGTTGGGAGCAATCCCATCTGTATCGCTCATTCCGGTCATGGACTGCGGTAACTGTGCAATCTGTGCGAAGAGCTGCTACGACCTCCGCAACGATATGATTTACAAGGAGGTTATCAAGACGAGAGCAATCAACTCTGCCATCCTCCACGAGGATCCCGAACGATACTTCAAGGAGATTGATGACTACCTCAACTACCGCTATCCTAAAGCATTCCGATTCCACATCGGTGGCGATATACAGGACAAATGGTATCTTGACAAGATGTGCGAGATTGCTCGCAAGCATAAGGATACCAAGTTCCTGGCGTTCACCAAGATGTTCGATGTGTGCAACGAGTATCTCGATGAGGGAAACGTCATTCCCGAGAACATGCACATCCTATTCAGCGGATGGCTTGGTCTCAAGATGGATAACCGACACGGATTCCCGGAGGCACATCCTATCTTCGAGAGCGGAACATCAGCGCCACAAGGCACGTTGCTCTGTACCGGCAACTGTACTGAGTGTCTGAAGGAAGACAGATTATGCTGGTCTATCGGGAAAGGTGAGGCGGTAGGATTCCTTGCACACTAGCCAAAAGCCCTCTTCGGAGGGTACTATGTCTAACCAATTAAAATTTTGTGAATTATGGCAACAGCAAGAAGAGGAACAAGAATGATCAAAGCTTCCGACATTATGAAGAGAAAGGGCATTGTCCAGAAACAGATGGACATGGACAAGTTCGACGAGGTTATAGAGAATTTCTTTATGACCCACGAGCCTAAGGATACGATTCTCCTTACTCCGAAGAGATTCATCGAGATGGATAACCCGCCAGAAGGTGACTTCATTGACTATCTCGATGTCAGCGTGTGGGAGAAGAAATGCGATGATCCGGATGACCAGTTCGACTTCATCGACTATCAGTTCATGAAGAAGAACGGGATGCTCCGTCCTATCCTTATGGTGAACGAGCCGTTCATTGGCAATGCCGCCGGGTGGTTGAGAGAATATTGTGGATTCACTGTTAAAAGCAGAACACGAAAGAAGAAGAAGGAATATATCGTGTCTCTGCCGGTTTAAGCCGAACAAGGCGTGGAACATTTTGTTTCACGCTCCCGGTATTAACCAATTAAATGATAGATTATGGATAGAAAAGAATTGAAAGACAAGATTTATGAGTTGCGTTCAACAGCAAAGATGGAACTTGCATGCACCATCCGTGAGATAATGAGAGAGCAAAATGTGAGCAGAAAGGTGTTCGATTGGCCTGTACGTGCCGACGACAACAGGGAGGTGAACATCGTAGAGGTAGGCGGCAGCGATACAGCTATCCCTATCATTCATAGCCGATGCACTTCTATAGGGTTTGAATTCCCGGAAGCAAAAGCTACAGATGACGATATACCCGTTGACCTTCTTGCAGACATCGCTACTAGTCTGAACGATGAGCTGAACGGCTATATTGGTGTCTATGCTGCAAAGTATAAGATTGCCTACAATGATGGAATTTTCATTCCTAAGGAGAATCCGTACGTATTCCGGGCAGAATCATATAAAGATGCATTGGATGAGGCGGAAGACTACATGCGTGCGTGGAATGACCATAAGGGCTCTACCCTAAAACTCGTATCAGTCGAGAAACAGACCGCTTCGGAAGGTTAAATTAGCGTTAAAAACGGCAAAGATGATGGTTTATATTATAAACTTTTAGTATCTTTGCCACTAGTAACCAAAATATTAGAATTATGACAGAAGAAATAAGAATCAAGACTAGAGACTGGGAGCGTCTGCTGAGCCCTGTCCAGCAGGAGAAGTACAAGCTCGCTATCAAGCAGGGCTGGTTCGCCAACTATCACAGCAACGCATGGAGGCACAACACCTTCTACGGCGCATACATCTGGAAATATCCGAAGTTCATCAAGGTCGTGAGAATGTTCGATGAGCTGTTGGGCCACAAGCCATTGTGGGAAGACATCACTGACGACAACCTCCGTGACCTCTTTGAGAAGATCAAGGAGAACTACGCTCCCAACTCCGCAAAGACCGTATGCGCCACCATCAAGGCGGTGATACGTGAGAACGATGCTACGAAGGAGATAAACAGCCCTACGTTCGGAAAGATACTCAGAACGAAGGCTGTTCCTGTCCAGTCTGTCTATCTCTCAGATGAGGAGATAAACAGAATCATCAATTACAATCCAAGAGGACAGACGAAGAGATATGTTCAGCGCATGTTCCTCATGGAATGCCTCTGTGGAGCACGATATAGTGATTGTCAGAGGATAACCCCCGAGAACATCGATGATACCGGACACTTCCTGGTGTATGTAGCACAGAAGACCAAGACAGAGGTAAGGGTTCCTCTTCACAAGAAGCTCCGTCCGTTTCTGGTATGCGGCACGGGCGTTGAGCCTCTTCCTGGAGAAATCAGCGAGATGACCTTCAACCGAACTCTTCGTGACATCTGCCGTGATTGCGGAATAGACGAGAATACGAAGGTGTTCCATGCAGGTAAGGAAGAGACCGGAAAGAAGTACCTCTTTATCTCTTCACACACCGGCAGACGTTCGTTCGCCACGAATCTCTCCAAGAAAGGCGTACCATTGGAACAGATTGCCGTCATGATGGGGCATACTAGTAACGGTAAGCCTAATATCCAGATGACGCAGCGCTACATTGTCGGGAAGACGGAGATTGACAGCAGTACCCTGAGACTGTTCGGTGTATACGATAAGGATCTGGATGATGGTCTAGATGAGGACCAAGCTAAAACTGGAGGTGGGCAATAGCCATCTCCTGCTATTGTTTAACCAATTAAATAACGAATATGGTAGAAGATAATAAAAAAGAACTCATCAATGAGTGCCAGGAAAAGTATGCCGAGCTTATAAAGCAGACGGTCATAAAGGCACTCACATGCGAGATTACTACGAACTCCGCTATGGTAAAGGAATTGGAGTCACTGAACTTCCAATACCACGAGGAGATGGACGAGTACGACGATACGGCGCCTGACCTTAATCCGGAGCTCATAGAAAACTTCATGCAGGCAGAGAAAACTGGCAAGAATGTTTCCATTGAAGCGCAGGAATACCTTCTTGCCATCGGTATGTGCGAGGAGATGTTCAACCAGAAGATGTGGGTTAACGAAGACGGCCACATGTGTGACGAAGACGGTAACAGACTTTCCGCTGACAGAGAGCATCGTGTTTTCGAAGTTGTTAAGTGCGGAAAATAAGATATTTCTAGTTTTTCATAGCTAGATTGTTTAAATGAGTGTCCTCTCTTGCCCGTGAGGGTAGGAGGGGATTTTTAAAACGGCCCCGATTAGCCAAAAATAGGGAGCTTCGGCTCCTGCAATTAATAACCAAGCCCTACGCAACACGGTCAAGCGGAAATAATATGAAGAAATTTAATATCATCAACAATATCGTTGATACAGAAGTATTTCAAAAAGAGTTCATGGCAGATATTCCGCAAGCTACATTCTCTGAGAAGAATGGAGAGAACTTTATCTATGTAGATGATAAATTTGAAAACGAAGTAGAAAACTATCTGAAGAAGAAATGTGTTCGTTTTATCCCTATGACGGAGAAGCAAATTGAATACGAGGGATATAACGTTACTGTAAGCGAAGATAGCAGTTTTTATTATATTGATTTTAACTCAGGAGCAGGTGAAGCCGTGTACGAAAAAGCAGATTGGACGCTCGATGATGCTTTGAAAGACCAGCTTAATTTAGATAAAGAGTAATGGAATATAAGCCCTATCGCATCACGGCTAAGCGAAAAGAATATGGAGAATATATTAGAAAAAACGGTGAAGGAAAATGGAAATATCGACTTAAACGAATTAAGTTGGAAGCAGGTCGTTGCACTACTGAACGTCTGGAATTCCAGCTTCGCAAGAAATGAGAACACGTCGTTCTCGGAGATGGTGAACCGATGCTATAAATCACGTCCATGGCATGAGAATGCGAATATTATCTATTTGCATCGAGATAACAAGAAAACTACCATCCTCCCTCACGCCTGTTACAACCTCGACGAAGCAGAGGAAAACATGATATTTAATTTGCTCAAAAAGCAATTAAAGTGAATCTCTACGGATGCAGTAGAACGAAAAAGCCCCGACCTAAGCCGGGGCTACCACAGACCATTACAGTCTGACATCTACGATAGTAGAAATTTGCTCTTTATGAGCGTTTAAATCCACAATTCCGAAGAATTGACAGTCAACGGAAGTTTATTTTTATTTCTATTCCATAAAGGTACGATTGAAGTCTTCCGAAGACAGATGCAAAGATAGTGGATTTATTTCAGAAAGCAATATTTCTTCAACAACAATTAACGAATTTAACTTATATGTACAAAGTCATAAGTACAGAACATCATTTTTATCCTCATGTCGTGCTAGAATTGCAGGATACCGCCACAAAAGAGACAAAGTGGTGGTGCTACGCTGACTTTCATGACGAGGACCTGTGCAAGGAGCTTGGGGTGGAGGACCTTACCGGTTGTACCCTTGACAAACAGCCAAGTCACGGGACCTGGATATCCAAGGAGGATATAGGGCATCTGTAATCGCAGGTTCTCATACAAATAGCCGCTCATCACTTCACAGATGGGCGGCTATTTTATTAAAACTAACCACTAAAAACACACAGAAAAACGCTCTTTTTTCTTAAAAAGGGTTAATGTAAATATTCAGTACTTTAATGAATAGCACAAATTCCTGTTTTTACTTCAACCGAAACATCTAGCCAAATCGGCACTTCTGAGAGTTTTGTTTTTACTTTTTACTTGAATGAGCGAAATTTTGACACAAATCAGGCATTTGGAGGGTAAGAATAATCGTCGTATCTTTGCAGTGCTTGTTAGAAGTCACGCGCTAGCAAATAAATAAGTTTTATCTAGAAGTTGATTAGTTCAACTACAATGATATACCCTATCCAAAGTTTGGAGCGTGACCCAGACGGCGGATAGGGTTTTTCTTTACCCTATCTCAAAGTTTCAAGCAAAGACATACGAGGTTCAATCCGTGCAGTCCTCTTCGGAGTTATCGACCGATATATAAAACTGCTCTGTCAGGTAAGTTACATTATGGTTGTGTAAATCCCGCAACGTGTCACCTCACGACGGGTGCCCATATCAGAAATGAGAAAGCCAACCATAACGAGCAAAGCTCTGTGGGTATCAGAAGACTTATGCTGGCTTTACAAGGAGTACGAACTACTATGGTGTATTATATATATTGTAGTTGATAAAAATTAAGGTTCGGCTCGCTTGGTTATCCCATATTTCTTATGGGTATAGAGGTGTTATATACATAAATAAAATATTGAGATTATGAACAAGAAACTTAGATTGCTGGTGACTGCAAAGTGTCACAACAAGTGCCCTATGTGTTGCAACAACCAGTTCGACTTCGAGAAGATTCCGGTAGTTGACAGATTGGACTATGATGAGATTAGTATCACGGGTGGAGAACCGCTGCTGCCTGGTAACAGCCATTTGACAACATGGCTTGTCGGAGGCATCAAGGCGACGCAATACGCCATGGGCTTGCCGGAATCGAAGTTCTACCTCTATACTGCATTCTTCGATTTTGACATTCTCAGAGATTGCAGCTACGAGTTCGACGGAATCTGCCTCACGCCTCACAAGAAGGTGGATGTTGAAGAGTTTATCGACATCAACGCAAAGATGCTTGAGCAGAAGAGAAATGGAGAGCTTAACGACTGTTTCGACCCAGACTGCTCCCTCCGTCTCAACCTCTTCGCAGACATGAAGGCTCTTCTCCCTAAGGACATCGACCTGTCTATGTGGAAAGTGAAGGACATGGAGTGGGTAAAGGATTGCCCAGTTCCAGAGGGTGAGGACTTCCGAAGAATCAAGGAGTTGTTCTAGACTATAATTAAAAAATAGATACAATGAAGAAAATCAAATGGAAAATCGCCGCATTCGTGGCGTGGGTTGTAATAACCCTCATGGTCGTAGATGTCGGACTCAGGGGAGTGAGCAAGGCAGACACGACAACGAACATCGTAAGCGTAGCCATTCTCCTGTTCTGGATTCTGGTTTCCATCGCAACAAATTGTTTAACATTCAAAAATAAAAAAGATGAAAAAGATTAAATTCGTGTTCATGTTGTCGCTGATTCTTTCAGCGTTGTGTTTAACTTCTTGCAGCGAGCGTATCGACGCAGGTTCTGAGGGTATCCTGGTGAACCTCTATGGCTCTGACAAGGGCGTTGACGACGTTAGCCTCGTTACCGGCCGTGTGTGGTACAATCCATTCACTGAGGAGGTCTATGAGTACCCGACGTTCGTCCAGACCATCGACTACCCTGCATTCACCATCAACGCCAAGGATGGCTCCGAGTTCACTGTGGACCCTACCGTGTCACTGAAGATGGTTGACGGCAATGCGCCGAGAGTGTTCAAGAAGTACCGCAAGGGGCTGAATGACATCATTGAAGGTACGCTCTTCAACTACGTCAAGGATGCGTTCCGTATTCAGCTCAACAAGTACACAACTGATCAGATTGTCAGCAACAGGGATTTGGTTGAACGTGCCATCGAGGCGCAGCTCAGCAAGGCTCTCGCCAGGGAGCACTTCCATCTAGAGCAGTTGACATCAGGCTTGAAGTATCCGAGTTCCATCGTGGAGGCCGTCAATCAGAAAAACAAGGCTATTCAGGAGGCACAGAGAGCACTCAACGAGGTTGCGGTTAAGAAGGCAGAGGCGGAAAAGATGCTCGTGCAGGCACGTGCAGAACGTGAGGCCAATGAGCTCAAGACCGCTTCCCTTACTCCTGCTATCTTGAAAAAGATGTGGATTGAGAAATGGGATGGCAAGCTCCCGGTTTACGGGAACGTTCCTCAGATGATGATGACAACTAAGTAATTTACCGTGCCCGTCTCCTGCTTATAGCTCGGGGCGGGCATCTAATTTTTGAATGTTATGAAAGAAAGATTAAAAATGATTTTCGACCGCATCGACATCCTAGTCGTGTGCATTGTCTTCGGGTGCAGCCTCACAGTAGCGGAGGCTTATATGGGATTCTGGAAGGGGTTTGCGCAATGCTTTATAATGACCTTCCTCATCACAGAAGTCTGCTACACCCTCCGCTGCAACGAAAAGCTGAAGAAGGAACTGGTAGAGACCAAGTGGAAGCTGAAGGACGCTGAGAGTGAACTAGAATCAGCTATGCAGCAAGTCATCAAGAAGGGTAGGGTTGTCCGTTTCTACAGCCTACTGAAAAAGCTATGGCAGGAAAGATGGGAATGCGAACACGCCAAGGTACTCTATTGCAAGCGCAAGATAACGTCGAGGCAGCTTGCCGATGCGATGAATCATGCAGATAAGGAGTGCGGCGAGATTTCAGACAAAATCTCCGAGCTTACCAAGGAACTGAACGAATTGTATGCTAAAAAATAGCTCTTTTCTTGCGTATCTCGGAAAAAGTTCGTATATTTGCACTAACACATTCAAATAGCACTCTTCCGCCCGGCGTTCGGACTCACTCCCGGAGCCGGGCATCTCTTTTAGAATTTTGAATTATTCGTCATAAGCAATTATTAGGTTATAGGTTTGCCCCGCGTCATTTCCAGATGGCGTGGGGATTTTCCTTGTTAACCGTTCAGATAGTCGATGACTTTTCGGTTCGCCTCGTCTATCTTTTTATTGTCGAACTGAATATAAAGGTCGGTGGTGGATGAATCCCATTCACTATGACCTAGAGCCTTTCCGATAACTTCCTTCGGAATATCAATGCTCGCCGCTATAGTGGCCCAGCTTCTTCTGGCAGTGTACCATACAATGTCCTTGTGAAGTGGCTTGATTTCCTTCTTGATCAAGGCGCCACGCTTGTTCTTCTTCATCTCGGTAGGTCCGATTCTCTTCAGGTAATCTCCTAGCGTTCTCCTGAAGCTTGATTCCTTCGTTCCGTCATCCAGGATACACAGAAGATGATTCTTTCCCTGATACTTCTTGATGATTTCCATCGCTTCCGGCTCAACCTTGATGTCGTAGAGTCTGCCGGTCTTGTTGCGCTTGTATTGAATGCGCCCTCTCTTGATGCAGTCAGCAGGAAGTTCGAGCAGGTCGGAGAGGTTGATGCCTATCAGATAGAACCCGAGCATAAACAAGTCACGGTACTTCTCCATGAAAGGCTCTACCGGAAAGTCACGATACTCCCTCATCTCCTCGGCACTCAGATACAGGTACTGCTGACGCTCCGTCTTGATGGAAAACTTACGGAAAGGATATTTGGTGGTAATCTCATTATCTATGGCCCAGTTGAATACCGTGCGTATATTTCTGAGGTCGATGGCTATTCCACCGCTCATACGACCCTTCAGGAGCTCATGTGCTTGGAATCTTTCGAGCCAATCCCTGTCGATGCTGTCGAAGTCGGCATGCTCATCGAAGGATTCAATCCTCTTCCTCGTTCTGAGGAATATCTCCTTGGTACTATCCTTAGCCTTGGTCTTGATGAACTCATCTATGTAGTAGAGGATATTCTTCTCTGCCGTCGAAGCCCTTCCGTTGATGATGGCTTTGATTTCGTCCTTCATCCTTGCTACAGGAAGATCTGTATTCATATAGATGTATTCTTCCACGGACGCAAACAGCCTTGCAAGCATTGCAGTCTTAGCTCTTGCGTTCGGAACACTCTTCGGGAAGATCATCCCGCTGAACTTGACCGTACTCGTGATTCCGGTATAGACCTGGAATCTCTTTCCGTTGTAACTTATGATGAAGAAAACCTTCAGTGACTTTCCTTCAACGTATGTCTTGATGCTATTCATACTTACTCACAGATTTTACTCACAGATTTTACTCACAATTTTACTCACAACTCAATTCTACTCACATATTACTCACAAAACTACTCACATTGGCGTACATTATGCACGTTTTTGTACCTATTTTGTGGGTGGAAATGATGGATTTTACTATGTTTTTAATGGTGAAAAATGATGTAAGTGGCTGATTATCAGTATTTGAGCGAGATACGGGAGTCGAACCCGCCTCACAGGCTTGGGAAGACTCTCGTGCGTCTTGGTAATATACTGATACTGATATACTTTGATACAATCGGCGATTGCTCACTCACGTATTACTCACAAAAATTATATTATTGTCACAACATAAATCCCTGCGCAAACTCTTTCTGCGTAGAATTTATTCTTTCTAAGCTCATCAACAAGTTTTCTGACGCAAGAGCTTTCTATTTCTATTAAGGCAAAGCCTAAGCCGATATACCCCATCTTTTCTGTTGCTATTCTAGAGTTTACAAGTTCGTTTACGGCCTCGTCACCTTGGTACATAAAGTATCCGTAGAAGCCTGCGTCTGGTCTTATGTCATCAAATTGTTTCCCGCTGATTATTAACTTGGAACTCGCTTCCGATTCTTCGAAAAAGCGCGCTACATCTTCGCAAGCTCTTGCTAGATCGAATCTATTGTAGATTTTCCCGTCAAGGATTTCTTTAGCTGTTTTCATATATCACTACTTATTTCTATTTTCTTGTTTTCTTTCTCTTCGTAGTTTGAGAAGTATTGCACCTGCATCTCATGCTTGATGTTGTCTATGCTTAGATATATAGACCTCTTCGAGCCTTTGGATGGGTTGTAGTGCCACATATACATATCAACTCCTTCCCATTTCATGTCCCCGTTTTCCCCTTCAGGGTACTTCTGTTTGTATTGCTTGAGAAGTGTGAAGTATGCGTCCTCCAGTTCGCTTTGAGTCCTATTTTCGAAAATGAACTTTACTTGCGTGATAGAATCGTTGCTAGTGTCGTAATGCACTTCTTCTCTTACGTTAGTAAAACCCGCAAATTTTACCTTGAACTTTTTTACTCCAGAAACCGTTTCGTAAGGTTTGTATCCCCTTGTCGCAAGGAAAGCTGCGTATTTCTTGCTGGTTGTATATATGTCTCTTCCCATTACTACTTGCGAATAAGAAGCACTGGAGAATAATGCTGCTGTTAATATGATTAATATTCTCTTCATAATATCAATATTTATAATTAATTATAATGCCTTTAATGAGCCAAGCACCTTGAATACCTTAGTGATGGCTGATTTCTTTATCTCCTGGTCCTCGTACTCCTCGTTAATAGCGTGGAGAGTAAAATGCTCGTCGTCCAAACCCTTGCGGATGATCTTCACTGTTCTGAGGTCGTTAGTCGTCATTATTGCATAGACCTCGTTCATAGGCAAGAACTCATTCCAATCAAGAATCTGCTTCAGAGCTATGATGTCTCCGTTGCTTATAAGGGGCTTCATACTGTCACCTGATGTACGGCACCAGAAATCCGTCTTCTCGTATCCTGGTACTGAAATATGCTTCATAGGCACGTTAGGAGAGTCGTTGTACATCTCGCTAAAGCCCAATGCAAAGTCTATGTCATAGAAAGGCTTTGCGTCGTCTCCATGAGCGCATTGGGTAAAAGCTTTATCGATTGACCGGTTAAGCGAATCTTTATCGAATCCTAATGAATATGTTCGTTTCTCGCCTTCTCCGGTTTCGAGCCATTCTCTGTTTACGCCTATCGAATCGCAGATTTTAACGAAGTCTTTTGCGGTAAAAGGCGTACTTCCTTTCAGTTTTCTACTTAGATTGGACGAGCCAAGACCGACTTCTTTTGCGAAAGCATTCGGTGTTAGCCCCAACTCTTTGATCAATTCGACAACTCTTTCTATAACTCCGTTCATAATCTTTTATTTTTAGTTTCATATATATAACTAAAATCACGAAAAGTGTTAAAAAGAACACGAAAGGCGGACTTTCTTTCAAAAAGATTTGTTTTGTTCGCCTTTTTATATTACCTTTGCACTCGTGATTCAGTTAAAGCAATAAAACAACACTGACACAAACGGAGGCCGAAGCGACCGAAAATGCCGTATCTTACATTAGCACTGCAAATATACGACTTTTCTGCGAATCCTCCAAATATTTATAGTTAATATTAAATAAAGCAATATGAAAAAGTTGACAAAGGCAGACATTTTAGGCATAAAGCCTGGAAAAATCGAGGTGTTTGTACTCGATAACGCCAAAGCTATCATGTCGGCTCGACAGTATGCTTGGCTGCTAGGTAAGACTGAACCGCCTGAAGGTGTGGCGAGATACAAGACGAAGGCTAACTTCGAAAACAAGACACTGGTCATCGAGGCGGTTCCGGTTGAGTAGTAAACTTTAAAAGATTAAAGTATGGAGGAAATTATAAAAATCGAAGAGAAGGATGGTCGTAAGGCTGTTAACGCAAGAGAGCTTCATCAGTTCTTGGGCAATAAGCGTGAGTTCGCTACTTGGATTAAGCAGCGTATTGAGCAATACGGATTCGTTGAGAATCAAGACTATTCCTCATTTGACAATATTGTCAAACGAGACAATGGTGCGACAGTTCGCAAAGAGTATGCCCTTTCAATCGACATGGCGAAAGAGTTATCCATGGTCGAGAACAACGAAAAGGGAAGAATTGCAAGAAAGTACTTTATTGCTTGCGAGGAAAAGTTGAAGCAAGGCTTACTTGTGATGCCGAATTTTTCCAACCCTGCTGAAGCAGCTAGAGCGTGGGCTGATCAATACGAGAAGAATCTTGCTCTGGAAGCTCATAACAAAGAACTGAAAGAAGAAAATCAGCATCTCGCTCCGAAGGGAGAATATTTCGACGATTTGGTTGCAAGAAATCTTCTTACGAACTTTACGAAGGTGGCGCATCAGCTAAACATAAAGCGGAAGACCTTTATAGATTGGCTGATAAGAGATAAGTTTATTTATCGAGACCAGAAGAACAAGCTCGTTCCTTACGCCAAGTATGCTCATACATATTTCCATATAAACGACACGAAAGGGAAATATAGCAAATGGGCAGGCAACCAGACGCTGATAACACCGGAAGGAAAAGAGGCGTTTAGATTGCTTTATGAACGAAGAGGTGAAAATTTATTAGAGTTTAAAAAGTAAGGTTATGACACAAGAAGAAATTAATGATAAATTCATCAAGGAAAACCATTGCGAGAAATATCTTGAAAGAGACGCTTCCAGGTTTGATGGAACAGAATATCAAGTTCAGACTGTAACTTCTTTTTCTGCTGATGATAATAAAAATCCTACGAAGATTGCAGAAGATCTCGTTTGTGTTACTATATATGATAGTGGGGAAGAAGAGGAACTTGACGGAACGTCGATAATACTTAGCCGCAAGGATACGCTTTCTCTGATTGAGAAGTTAGCAAAAGCTGCTAGTTTGTTGCGTAAAGAATATACAGATTAAGCCTATGCCTCGCAAGAAAGTTTCAGTAGAGCCTGTCGAAAAGATATGGCTCTCCACAAAAGAGTTCGCCAAGTATATTGGTATGAGCACAGGATACATACACGACTTGAGAAGGAGCGGCCAGATTCATCATTATATGATAGGCAACACCGCATTCTTCAAAAAGTCTGATGTTGATGAGCTGATTGAAGGACACAAGGTATGTTGATGTCCAAGAATAGAATACTTTAACATATTTCATATAATTTGAATTTGCCCGTGAGGGTTTCTGTTAAAAACTCATTGTTAGTTGGGTATTGTTAGCTTAGTTCACAGCGGTGAATTATGGAGCGGTTTTTTAATTGGTTAGTCCGCTCCAAAATGGACCAGTAGCTCAGCGGAAGAGCAATCCTCCCCTAAAGGATAGGCCACGAGTCCGAATCTCGTCTGGTTCACACTCTCTTACTAATTCCGTTTCGTGTGTATCTCGAACGGTGCAAAGGTAAGTCCACGACCTTATAAAGTAGGTAGTCCTGGCAGCTACAATCTTGCATCGGGAGAGGTTCGGAAAGGACCAGAGAAGTAGTTCTTTGACACATCGGTTAAAAAGTGGCGTGGAAAAGAAGTAGCCGGAGAGCATCAATGGATGCCGCGACCTGGCGAAGGGACGCACGCAATACGAAAAATCCAGCTAATCTGCATCAAGTAGGCAGACGAACTACACCGGAACGAAGAATTGTCGGTGCAAGCACTATCGAAAACGTTGCAGTCTGGTGAGCAGGGAAAGCTCTGAAAATCCAATGTGAATGACTTTAATCATATTCGCACTATATAAAAGACAAAGAGATGATTGGTGTAATGGAAGCACGGCGACAACTAGATGATACCGATTTCTTATCGTCGTTGGTGGGGGTTCGAGTCCCTCTTCATCTCCCATAGATTACTTTTGGATTTGGTTAGAGGCACAACGATGCCTCTACGCTGTTTTTTAATTCGGTGTGACATCTGTCTGCGAAGACAGGCTCATATCTTGTTTCTATACATATTTTGTTAAGGTTTTTGCATAACTGTTGCAGCTCGTCTGTGAAGATAGGCTGCACAATACGGATCTGTAGCTCAACGGTAGAGCGCCGGAGGGGCATCATCCGGAGACAGGAACGTCCGACTCGTCTCAGATCCACGAAGAATGAAAATTGTGTGTATAATTTTAGTTTAAAATGCGTTCTGGTTAACTCTCCTGGCGAGGAGGTGATCGTATTTTTATTATTTAGATTTATTTTTAGTTTCGTGCGCTCTGTACGTGAGTATCGGGCGCCTTAAAATAGCCCATTGTGCGTAGTTGATATATATTCAGGTGGCGTAGCTCAGTAGCAGAGCACCAGGGGAAGGCCCTTGGAGGTCGATGGTGCGAGTCCATCCGCCACTCCAAAAGATACTTTTCATTTTTCCTAAATTTTAATTAAAACGTTGAAACTAGCCCAGTAGCTCAACTGGATAGAGCCGTGGAATCAGCCGCGAGGTTGGGAGTTCGAGTCTCCCCTGGGTTTACTATAAGTTTGTTCATGGAAGGTTTATTTTGTTTTATATTATCTTAGGGTCTGAAGGTGTTCAGCAATAAATGATTCAATTATTCCATAAATACTCCTCCCGCTTGTGAAAGTAGGAGGATTGCTTCGTTAGCTCAGCTGGTTAGAGCTGTAGTCACCCTATGGGACTGCGTAAGTCGCAGGTTCGAGTCCTGCACGAGGCACGGCAATGTATATGTCATAAGTTTTTTTTAGTTTTTAATGGTACAAGAAGGGAGTGAGGTCGTCAATTCGGCCTCCTCCCGATTGTTTTGAGTTGGAAACAATATGAAGGTAAAAAAGGCAATAAGAATCCGCAAGGAGAACATCAGGGATCTCAAGAAGCTAGAATGCGTCGAGAGTATTGAACAGAATGGAAGGGACATTCTCGTTCGCCTGAATCCCGAGTACACGGAAGGAAAGCAGGAGGCTGTCAGAGACGAGTATCTCGTACAATGGGGCAGCGGTAAGTGGCAGCGCTTCGGCGAGGCAGCGTTCAATCATCTCTACAAGAATCCTGCAAAGGAGGCGGGTGCGGCATGGGACGAGTAGGGTCAAAGAAGTATTTTGCTCCCGACGGGAACGAATACGATTCCAGGGAAGAGTACCTGTACTTGCAGACCATCCTCGATGATCCTGGCATAAGCTGCATCCACAGACAGGTAACCATAACGGCAATCAATCCGGTATGGATGCTGAAACCGAAGCAGCTCAAAACTAAGGTTAAGTATGAGAGAAGGTCGCTGCTTTACGGTCACAACTATACCGCCGACTTCGTTTACCGGGAAGGAGACAAGGTTGTGATATGCGATGTCAAGAGCCTCTACACCTCGAAGCTCAGAGAGTTCTCGATAACGACAAAGGCTGTTGTCGCAAGACTTATTGCCCACAACAGGAAGCGTCACAACGGCGAGCCTGTCGTGATATTCCGAAAGGCTATCAAGGTGAAGAAGGACGAGTGGAAAATCGTTGATTATCCACCGTCTGATTGTACTATTATATAATAAGGTGTAAAAATGAGAAAATATTCTGTTGTTGTATATCTATTCTTTATGCTGATCATTGTCGTGGTGGTGGAGATTATCAATCTCTGCTGTCACTTGCTGTTCGGCAAAAAACCAATCAAAAAGTTTCAGCTATGAGTATCATTATCAATAGTTTCCTGCTGACGGTACTAATGTTCGCAGCAGGTGCGTTTATCACAAAATCCCTTGGTTGGGATAAGGAGGAATAGTAGTTTAATCCTAAAATATTTTGAATTATGGACAAAGACAAAATTATCGTCAGTGTAGTAATTGACAAGCAGGCTCTTATTGACAGAGCATTCGACATCTCGAAGAATCCTTCTGAGTTTGACGAAATCAAGAAGGTTATCGACGGCAAGAACCAGTTTACTCGTGATATCGACGAGATTGATGACGAAGGCAAGAAGGAGAATAATACGAACCTCTTCGCCGGCATCGCATTGGATACCATTCTCTGTGACAACCAGGAACTGGGAATCACCAAGCGTTTAAAAGCGCTTGGTGACAAGAAGAACGCTTACCTCGACAAGCTTAAGAAGCTTGATGAGCTCAAGGAGAAAGTAAAAAACGGAGAGATGCCCGGCGTTGAAGGTCTCCGTGAGTTATTGAAAGTAATAGAGGAGGGCGAGTAATGGGTGTAGTATCAAAGTATTGCAACTTGTATGATGTCAAGAAGAACATCATCTGCCACGCTCCTGTCACTTCTTCACATTTCGAAAGTATTTTGAAGAAGGGCAATGTGCTTCCTATGATGAATGGTGTCACAACACCAAAGTTGTTCGGAATCCACGCGGACAAGAAATTTAAGCGTGGACGCTGGCGCCGAGTATTAACACATTAATTCATATAACAATGGCAAAAGAAAAAGCAACTATTGCAGCAACCCTCGGTCACGAGTATGAGGACCTGGAGGAGCGTGAGGATTTCCTCGCCAACAACGCTGATTCCGTAGAAAAGATGGAGTTCGTCAAGCGATTCAACTCTGATGAGCTGATGAAGAAGAAGGATCTGTTCGCTCTTCAGTCAGCACGTGCCTCAGACATCGAGGAGGAAATCAAGGATTTCCGTGAACAGAAAAAAGCAGAGCTGAAGCCTATCAAGGAGGAGATTTCTTCTCTCCTTAAGGAAATCAAGCAGAAGGGCAGTATGGTTAACGAGAAGGTTTATAAGTTCGTTGACCGTGATTCTAAGATGACAGCCTTCTATGACAAGGAGGGCAATCTTGTTTCTTCCCGTCCGGCAACACGTGACGAACTCCCTAAGAATATGTATTCAATTATCCGTGACAAGCAGGCTATGTAGTCTGCTTTCACTTTGTTTTAACTTTTAGACATTTTATAAAATGGACAATGAAAAAATGCAAGTAAATTTTGCTCCGGGACAGACTTCTGCGGAGCTTGTTATCCGTGAGGTTGGTAATGAGAACCCTTATAAGCTTCCTGTCAAGGAGCCGATTAACCTTCAGGTACACGGCGTCATTACCTGTATCTATGCTTTCCTTGAAAAGCGTTGGGGTACAGAGCAAATTGACAAGGAGCATACGCATATCCTTGTTGATCGAGATAAACTTGCCGCTGTTCTTGTAACAAACGAGAACGATGAGCGAACTAAGCAGACTATCGTTGGCTCCATTCAGCTGTCTCGACAGTATGAGGGATTCCATATCAACGACGGTCAGTTATGGACACCAGTACAGCTTGGCGACTTCTTCCGTCTCAACCGTTCTTACTTCGAGACGAAGGAGAAGAACATGGAGCTCGTCAATCTCCTCAAGAGCTTTTCAGCAAAGGTTCAGACAACAATCAAGAAGGAACTCAGCGATAATGGCTCTGTAACTGACAACTACGAGAAGGCTGTAGACTCTAACCTTCCTCCATCGTTCGTTATCAACGTTCCAATCTTCAAGGGCGCAGAGCCTGAGAAGCTTTCAATCGAGACTATCGCTCAGGTTGAAGGCAATAAGGCATCGCTGACGCTTATCTCTGCTGATGCAGAATGTATCATCGAAGAATCCCGTGACAAGATCATCAATACGGAGCTTGACAAGATTCATAAGCTCTGTCCCGAGATTCCTATTATGGAGGTATAATGAGTAGAATCAACGAAATCATCGCATCTATGCCGCCGGGCGAAGCTGCTGCCGTGGTCCATCTGAGAGAGGTTCATTCCTGCCTGATGGAACTCGACACAAAGAAAGCCAGGACTCTGGCGGCTAGAGCTGTCTTCCTGGACTATATAGAGGGTACAGGAAGAAAGCTCGGTAAGATTCCACGACACTACGAAAGGATTACTCCTAAGGGAGAAAAGGTTAACGTGGAAACTTACTTCTGTTACATTAATAGAGTACATTAAACCCCAAAAGCTATGGCAAACAGTAAAATCGCTCCATTCTATAAGAGAAGCTGCCACGATTGCATCCTGCTAGGTTTATGCGACGACTCAAAGGCTAGCAACTCTGGAGACTACGTTTGCAGGCATTGGGATTGGAGGTACGAGTGATTAATTTTTAAAACAAAACATAATGGAAAATGAAAATCCAGGATACGAGGTCATGCAGGTTAGCCATGACCAGGGTATCATTCAAGTGGATGCTGTAGAACGAGCAAACGTTGATTCTCAGGTTGCAACGGCAAAGCAGTATCCTAGAGACCTTGCAAGAAGTGTAAACAACTCAATCGCTATGGCTACAATGGACTATGCGACCGCACAGAGCTGTGGCTATGCTCTTCCCCGTGGCGGCAAGCCTATTACTGGTCCGAGCGTTCATCTTGCCAAGCTTCTTGTTTCAAATTGGGGAAATATGAGAGCAGAAGCAAAGGTTGTTCAGATCACGGACAAGCAAGTTATCAGTCGTGGTACTTGTTGGGATTTGGAGAACAATGTAGCTACAGCATTTGAGGTGCGTCGCTCTATTGTCGGTAAGGGTGGAAAGCGCTTCACTGATGATATGATTACAGTTACCGGTAATGCTGCAAATGCTATCGCTTATCGTAATGCGGTGTTCTCTGTCATCCCAAAGGCAATTACCGATAAGGTATATCAAGCTGCTCAACACTTCATTACGGGTGATTTGTCAGATGAAGAGAAGCTTGTTGCAAGACGCAAGAAGTGTATTGACTTCTTTAAGGATGAGTATGGTATCACCGAGCAGGAGGTTGTTATGCTCTGTGGTAAGCAGACGGTCAACCAGATTAAGGCAGATCAAATTGCCCTGCTTCTCGGTATTACTCAGTCTCTCACTGATGGCGACACAACAGTCGACGAACTGATGAAGCCATACCGAAAGGAAGAGAACAAGAAGAGTATCACCGCTATGGCCGCTGATGCTGCAAAGACTGACGCAGCCAAGAAGGAGGACAAGAAATGATTACTGATGGCATAGAACAGCGTTCGATTTCGTGGTTCCGTAGTCGTGTCGGTTTTTTGACAGGTTCTAAAATCTCCGACATTATGAAGTCTGGTCGTAAGAAAGATGAGATTTTCTCCGAGACAGCTAAAGCGTATCTGTTTCAGGTTGCCGGCGAACGTCTGTTCAATCCAACCTTCTTGAATGATGACGGAATCTTTCAAGATTATATCGACCAAGTATCTGTAAACACCAAGGCAATGCAGTGGGGAGCCGATCAGGAGGACGCTGCCAAGGCTCTCTACATGCAGATGAACTTCCCTGAAGGAGAAATAGCAGAACTATCATCTTGTAAGCACGATACAATCCCTTACTTCGCGGCTTCTCCTGACGGCGCAATCTATGGCCGTGACGGCGAAGACCTCAAAATCATCGAGGTCAAATGCCCAAACATCAATACGTATATGAAGTACCGAACTCTCATCCACGATGCTGCATCGCTCAAAGACACCGAGCCGAAGTACTATTGGCAGATGATGGCTGAGATGAGTTGTACCGGCGCTAAAGGCGGAATCTTCATCGTATATTGTCCTTGGCTGTCAAAGCCTATTCATTGGGCTGAGATTGACAGAGTGGAGGATGATATCAAGCTGATGGAAGACAGAGTAATACTCGCAAACGATTTTATTAACGAAATCATAAATAATTAAATGGCAGACATAACAGGAAAAATTATCGCAGTGTTGCCGACAAAAAGCGGAACATCTGCAAGAGGAACACAATGGAGTTCACAAACTGCGGTCATCGAAACACACGAGCAGTACCCTAAGAGGGTTGCTTTCGATGTACTTGGTGACAAAATCACAGAGTTTAACTTGCAGGTTGGTGAGGAAGTGACAGTATCATTTGACATCAACGCGCGTGAGTATAATGGAAAATGGTGGAACTCAGTGAATGCTTGGCAGGTAGTTCGCCATGGCGGTCAGCAGGCTCCTATGCAGGGTGGCTACAACATGAGTCCTCAGGCTGGCGCACAGGCGGCACAAGCAGCACAACAGGCGGCTATGGCCGGAGCACCAAACCCGATGAACCCGCAGAATCCGTTTCCACCAGCACAGCAGCCAGGAGCACCGGCAGGGCAAGCTGATAATTTACCCTTCTGATTTGGCATCCAAGCTGAAACTGATTAAAGATACATTCAATGCTGAAATAGTATGATGTATAATACCAAGAATCCTCTTGAAGTGCAGAATCTCAGACTGAAGATAGAGAAGCTGATTGAGAAGCAGAGTATGGTAGAGGTCGTAGAAAAGAAGGCAAAGACACTTCAGCAGTTGAAGTACCTTCATACAATCCTCGCTTACTTCGGCTTACAGACTGGAAATACTCTAGATGAAGTCAAGACCTGTTACTTCAAGAGGATTGTCAATAGAGACTTGTTCGTGCGGCAGAAGCACGATGATCTGCTCGGAACAGATAGGGAATACGTAATATCGACCGCAAAGCTTACGAAAGAAGAGGTGTCTGAGGCTATCGAACGTTTCAGAAACTGGGCTAGCAACGTAGCCGGCATATACATTCCTTCTTCTGAAGAGTATATAGCGTTGCTCCATATTCAGCATGATATCGAACGAAACAGACGCTACCTGTAGTGGTCGTTGAATAACATTCATTTTTTATACAATGGATTCTTTTAAGATTAGCAAAGAACAATATTTTGATTTGATGAAACTTGACAGGGTAAATGCCGTAAACTTGTTTCTTTATCTACTTGCAAACGCAGATGATAACGGAACATTGATTGTTAGCATCCGCAAGATTTCGAGTGAACTTGATATAGGTTTGCGGACTGTGAGAACCATACTTAAAAAGTTGTATACTACGAACATAGTGACACACCAAGTGACACACAAAGGTAGTAGCGTAACTATCAATAATATAGATTGCTACAAGATTCCGAAGCCAACAGGTGACACACAAAGTGACACACTAGAAGTACGAAAACATGCATTTGGCGAAAAGCTTATTCCGTACATGGAACAATACGGAAAAGCGCTTATTCGTGAGTTCTTCGATTACTGGACTGAGCATAACGAGAATGGTAAGAAGATGAGATTTGAGAAAGAAAAAACTTTCGAGATTTCACGAAGACTTGCTAGGTGGAGCAAGAATAATAGCAGCAACAATAAGTCTTCAATATCAAATCTTCCTGTTGGAATGAATTTACAGAATAGCAATAACGACGAAAGATATAAATTAGATCCAAGATGGAACAAATAGATAGTGAATACTTCAAGAAACTTGTATCTCAAATGCGAGATACCGGTTACCCGCAAGAAATTGACAGAGTGCAGATAAATATTCCCAACGCAGAGAAACGTTTGCGTGGAGGTTTGCAGTACGTGGTTAATATGAAATCTGGATGTGATGCCGAATGGAATGAGCGCAATTACCGCCCTATTGTTGATTGGATGACAGACAACAAAGGAAAAGGATTGTTGATGTTCGGCGGTTGCGGATTAGGCAAGTCTGTAATCGGCATGTATATCCTTCCTCTCCTTATTAAGGACGTACATAAAAAGGTAGTAAATATCTTCAGCGCACAGGAGCTGAACCAAAAAATTGATGAGATCCTCAAACTCCACATTGTTTATGTAGATGATATCGGTACTGAGGATAATCTCAATTCCTACGGCAACAAGCGTATGCCATTTGCTGAACTTTGTGACGCTGCTGAAAAGAAGGGGAAATTGCTTATCCTTACCACAAACCTCAGTATTGACGAGCTTACTCAGAGATATGGAGATAGAGTTGTGGATAGACTGATAGCAACAACAAAAGCAGTTCCTTTTGTAGGTGATTCTTTAAGGAAGTAATTATGGCAGACATAAATAAAATGGCAACTCCAGGAAAATGTAGTGAATGGACGAGGAGAAGATGTAAGCATCGGCCTCGTCTTTACGGCGCAGCAAATGTGTGCGCAGAATGTGTTGAAGAACAGTGTTTTGAACCGAACGCTTTTTATTACTTAGATAAGGAGCGTAACCGAAACGAATGTAACGATGGCTGATATAAGTAAACAGGCAGAGGAATGGCTCAGTGAGCATCCTGACGCATCCAAGAAAGAAATATGGTTAGCTGGCTATTGGAAATCTACCGATAACTGGTGCAACCGAACCAAATAAATTCTAGAATTGAAAACGAATTAATATATAGATAAACATGAGTCATTTTTTAACATTGGTAATTGGCGATGAGCCAGAGAAACAACTCGCCAAGTATGATGAAAATCTAGAGCTGCCTATGCATCTATACATGACCAAAGAGCAGCTTATTAGCGAGAAGCGTAAGGAGATTGAGGAATACAAAAAGAATTACTATGATGTGTTCCTACAAGATAAAGATGCTTATCTTGCCAACTGTAGAAAGGAACATGCAGATTATATCGAGAACGAATTTCCAAAGCATCTTAACTGGACGGACGAACAGATGTACGAGGATGCCGTGAAATATTATCGCATGGATATAGATGAAGGAAGCGAGGATATTGAGATACATGAGGACGGCAGCATTTGGCGCACCTATAATAATGATGCTAAATGGGATTGGTATCAGATGGGTGGTAGATATGCTGGAAGACTTCAATTAAAGGATATATCGAAGAAAGCTCCATTATACTATCCGAAGTTTCCAATGTTCTATTCAAGAGAAGACCTTAATTACTTCAAGAAACTAGAGGCAGAAGGTCGTTGCGACCAAGCTCGCATTAAGGATATATCCAATGTAGAAGAAATATCAGTATTCGCAGTTGTTAAGGACGGAAAATGGTATGAGCGTGGAAAAATGGGTTGGTTTGCCGTGGTATCAGACGAAAAAGACAAAGATGCATGGAGCGAAGAAGTGAAACAACTTCTTGCATCACTTCCTCCTGACACTCTTCTAACGATGTATGATTGTCACATATAATCATTAACAAAAAATATTTCAAAATGACGCAGAAAGAACGTATTGAGAACGCAACCACGAAGCAAGCGGTAGTGTTCATCTGGATCTACTCCTGGGTTATCGTCAGAAACCTAGGAAGAGCAATCAATAAGGCAGTTCACAAGCTGCCCTGGTTGTTCATCGTGATAACGGTAGTAATATCATTCATCGTTAGCTTCATCTTTATCTCTAAGGCTAGAGCAGAACGAGATAGCTACAATCAGAAGCTAGCACACGCAACACAGCAGCTTGATAGCTATATGGCTGCATACGGAAACATTAAATCAAAGTAAATATGAAGAGATACAAACATACAATAGTGGTGATCCTGCTTGTTATTGCAGCTTTCATCGCAGGTTACGGATTCATCTGCTTTATGGTTGAACATATTTTCCTTTCGCTTCTGATGGTCTTCTGCATCAGTTGCGCATTGGCAGTAGAGAGGGAGGTGTAGCATGCAGACAGGATGGAATCCAAACTTCTCTAGGCCGGTGTTGGCTAGAATTCCGGTCAAAGTACCTACCGAAGAGCAGGTGAATCGCTTCTATATGCTCTTCTATTCTATGGTAGGCGGTTTTGCATCAATCGTTCAGACGCAAATCACCGATACATACAACCTCATCAAGGAGAACAAGAAAATCTTCCGCTTCGAGGCTAAGAAGAGAATCACGGAAGCAAAGGAGTGCTCTGACGAACTCATCGATGCCTTCATGCACTATATGAAGGAATGCGGTATGTCCCAACTCTGGATGGATATGACGGACAATATCGAGGAGGACTTGAAGCTGGACGTACAGAAATGCTTCTATGCCATCGATAATCAGTTCCTTAAGTATCACGTCAAAGAGCATAAGATGTACACAATGCTCCTGATGTCGGAACTGATGAGCAGTATGCTTGTAAGTTCGGTAGAACGTTTCGCTGAGATGATGGATAAGTACAACGGTATCCACGCCGTCAACATCGCAGAACGCTTCACGAACCCTATTCGAGGAGTTTATGCTCGCATGCGCAATGCGATGGAGATTCTCTACCCGGTCAAGGTCGATGATGAGGTGTTCTCTGAATGCCCGGACAAGTTCAACCTCGGCTTCGAGATTATCGGTCAGAAGGTGCTCGACTGGAAACGTGCTGAGAAGGCTCTGGCTAATGCCTGCATCCTCAACGGATTCAACCTTAATGCTGACGGCGAATTCCTGGAGAATGAGCAGGATAATACCGGTACTCCTTGGAACGAGACTCACGTAAGGGCTTTGAGGGTCGCTTATTCTAACACTTCGAATAAACAGATTGCCAGGATCCTCGGCAGAAGTGTTTACGAGGTTACTAAGCAAGCTAAGAAACTCGGGTTGAAGAAATCTGAGGAGTATCTTAGAGAGACTAGAATAGCTAATTTAAAACGTAAGAAAAATGAAAAAGATTCCACTGCTGTATGTGAAGAACAGTAAAGGTCGATACGAGGAATACAAAATTCCTGAACACGACATATCAAACACCTTGTATGGTAAGGTAAATGGCAGATACGAGCCTGTGTGTATGCGTATATGTCACGAGTTAGATGAAGGTGTATGGGTAGTAACAAAACGTCCGTCAATTTGTGGCGTTATTCGTGGCACTTATCTTCGTGAGAGCTTCCATCTTGATAAGGCTGCCGACATTGAGCGTTTCCCTCTGTCTAAGATGGGGCACATTCAGAAGGTTGCTGAACGTATTATTGATGAGCTGAGGCTTGGTAATACTGACACAAGAGTTATGACGAACAATGAACTTGTAAAGTTGGTTGTCGGGCTTGTTTATAAATATAACGAGGAGGTCTAATTATGGAAGATTTACCTATAGGGGCAGAAGTCACATTGAAGGTGGTTGAGAACGAGAAAAATGAATGTAATGGATGTTTTTTCGATGAGATAAGTAGTAATATCTATGAAAATGTTTGCGGTGATTTTAATTGTAGCGCAAGCACTAGAAAAGACGGAAAGAATGTTAAATTCAAAAGGGTAAAATAATATGGAAGAAAAGATTAATATAGCGGAAATCCTAAAGGATAAGGCAGAAGGTACTAAGTTATATTCTCCTATCTGTGGAGAATGTAAATTATCCTATGTAGAATCAGCAAAATCAGAACCACAAATAAGTACAGAATCTGACGCATTTGGTGTCTTCTATTTTTGGGACGATGGCAAGGCTTATAATGAAGGAGAATGTATATTATTCCCTTCTAGTGAGATGCGTGACTGGTCTAAGTTCGCTTGGAAGAAGGGCGATGTATTGGTAAATAGCAGAGGTTTAAAGATACTCTTCGATAGATGGGCAAATGGCAACTATACTAGTTTCTATGCAAAGACAATTAATTTGGTAGAAGATGGTTTTCTTGATACCAATTTACATACTTTAGCATCAGAAAAGGAGGCGAAATCTTTTATCAAATGTATTGAGGAGAGATTTGGTGGTAAGCTAAACCTGCAAACACTTGAAATCCAGAAGCAGCCTGAGTTCAAGGATGGGGATATAGTGGCAGTAGATTTAGATAGAAAAAATATTAGAATCTTCAAAGAAAAGAAGAATGGAAATAATATTTGTTGGGGCAAGTATTATATTGGTTTTAGTTTTAATAATGAGGGAAAACGGATACAAACATTTAAAAACTACACAGCTGATTGTAGTTCAGACCGTCTTGCCACTGACTCAGAGAAGCAACAACTCTTCTCAGCTCTCGAAAAAGAAGGCAAGGCTTGGGATGCTGAGAAGAAACAGATTGTTGATTTGAAAACGAAGGTTGAGCTGAGACCATTTGATAGGGTGTTGGTTAGAGATAGTAAATCCTTAATTCCGCAACACTTT